AACTTCTATATTGTATATAGAGTACTTAAAAGTAGCTGTGGCCACAACGTAATTGATATCTCCTGCAGTTGCATCAAAGTCAATAGTTGAGAGTGAAACTGGAAAAACATCTTTAAAATGAACCTTGGAAATTTCATTAAAGTTGCTATTGTAGATAATTAAAGTTCCATCTGAATATTCATTTAAAGCATTTTTTGCACCTGCATCTGGTGTATATTCATCTCCTCTTTTTAAATCAATAAATTGTTGGATGCTTTCTGGGAAACCAAGTCCTTTTAACCAATCATGAACTTGCATATAATTTTCTAGATTCTCATCTACAAAGAATGTAAGATTGAAATCTTCATAAGTTAATTTATCACCTGCAACAGGAATATTTTTTAAGTAAGT